TTTACTCCCTCCTCACGCTTTATTATTGTTATTTACTTTCTTTCCACTTCACAAATATCACTGATATCGCAATCAAGCGCGATACAGATTTTTAATAATACTTCGGTCGTAATATTACCATTTCGACCCATCTTAGCAATTGAAGCAGCACTAACGCCACTAGCTTCTTGCAGTTCTTTTTTCTTCATGCCACGGTCAATTAGTAGCTTCCATAGCTTGTTATAGCTGATTATTGTCTCTTTCTTTTCCACCATTGGCCTGTCCTTCCTAGCTTAGAAAAATTTCTGGAACATTTACCATAACTTCCTTAGTTTCGTTGGCTACATCTATATCATCAACATATTGAACTAGCTTTGAGACCTTCCATCCATCAAACTCTTCTATAATTAATTCATCCTTGTGTTCTTCGATGTATTCTGAAGATTCTCTAGAATAGCCACTCTGTTGTAACCAGATTCGTAAATCACTATCAGTTCCATATTCTAAAAACTTATACCAGTCATTCTGAGGTGCTGCACCACTTTTAGTTAACTCTTGCGTAACTTTCAAAAAATATTTTCCCAGAACAAACTGAAGTTTTTGTAGCCTATTCATCACGGCATTGATGGTTATTGTGTCCCAAGTAATATTAGGAACTTCATCATTATATTTACTTACTCTATTTAGAAAACCTGTATCGCCAGACTTGGGATTGCGCATTTTGATTGCAAAATCACAAATTTTTCTCAGACTATAACCACTGATCCAAAGTAACGTTAGCTTTGCGTCATCCTCCATTATCTTTTCTTGGATTTTCTTGTCCTCTTTGGGTTTTATAAAGTCAGATTCATAAATATCCCAGTTGAATATTTCTGATAGCTTTAGTAAAAAATCTTTTGTTCCGGATAAATTGAGTTTCTCATCTTTATAGATATCTGGATAACCTCTAACATCCTCTTGACTGATCTTTTCTCTAAGTTTTTCTGATTGATCAGAAGAGAAATTTATGTCATCTTCCAGCATGTCTGAATATCGATTTTGCAAAGTTTGCAAGATCTTTTTCTCTTCATCAGGATTTATGCTCTTAGCTAAATGTTTCCTAACAACACCAGACCTATTATTCTTTAGTTCTTTAATATAAAGTAAGGATAATTTACGAATCAAATTATAATTACGATGTTCCTTGAGATCCTCTAGGCGCACATTTCCCTGCTCCAAACTTCGCTTAATCGCTGCTGCCTGAGTAGGCTTGATAACAGTAACTGATAATTTAGCTTTATTAAGTTTGCCAGCCAGCATAGATAAGTAAGCTTCACGGTTACTATGTGATTTCTCACTTTCTCCAGTAATTAAAAAAACATTTCCTATCATTGAATGGCCTAATCGACCAACCCTACCAATTAGGTTTAAAAAATCCAATCGACTAAGCTTTCCCTTGCCATTATGCAACGTAGTAACAAAGATATTATCTGCAGGTAAGTTAACACCCTCCAATAATGTACTGGTGCAAAAGACTAGTTTTAAAAGCCCTTCTCGACAGGCCTCCTCTATTCTTATTCGAACATTAATCGGCAGTTCCCCAGTATGAAAAGCAATCCCTTTTCTAATTAAATCAACCAATATATAATTCGGGTGAATTTTGCGAGAAATATAGTCGGCTAGCTCATTTAATTCTTTATCATCAAGTTCGGGTAATTGTCGGCCAACAACGACAGCATCAGAAATGGCATTCTTTTTCGAGCCATAGTAGACCAAGTTACACTTGCTGTCTTCTAGCTTATTCAACATACTCAAAACTATTCCTGGTGTCGTCCAAGAACCCTCAAACGAAAATATTGGAATAGCTTTCTTACTTAAATCGTCATACACTAAGGTTTTATTAGCATATCGATCAAAAATAATTTTCACTTGCGTTACCGGAGATTCGGTAATTTGAAGTCCTTTGTCACCCTTACCCGTTTCAACAAGTTGTTTAAACACCCCAGGATTAGGTACTAGCGGAGCTGCAAAGGTAACTTTTGGCGGATCGTTCCACTCCTTAATTTGATCAAAGATTTCATAATAGAAGATGCTGCGGGAGGTAGTTTCTGTAATCTTTTGTGATTCATCGATAAATAAGTGACTGAATCTAATACCAGGATTTTGATATATTAACGCTGATAAGCGTTCAGGAGTCATCACGAAAATAAAGTTACCTTCATAATCTAGCCAATACTCTTCTGGATGTGAAATCACCCGATAATGATTCTCGCTTAGACTAGTTCCTAAATCATCAATAAACTTACTTTTTACTTCAGTAATTAATGCCCTGCTAGGTACAGTGATTGCAAAATTGCCTATCGAACCGTTCTTTACTTTGAATTCAATATATTTCTCTATCAAAAAGGTTTTTCCCATTGAAGTAGGAGCAGAGAAACTATTAAGTTCATTTTCTAAAGAATTAAAGATAATATCTTGTTTACCAATAAAAGATAGGCTAGCTTGTCCAGGAATTTGGCGCTTTTTCTTTTGATATTCTCTTAGGGCACCATTCCACAAATAATCAATTGTTGGAACAAGGCTGTATCCTTGCCTTTTTCGCGGTAAGAAATTATTAAAACCAGTCAATACTTCGTTGGATATAAGTTTCACACTAGGATCATTAGGATACATCTTTGACAGCATTGCAACTATTCTCAATGCTGTATTTTTTTGTTCATTATTCTCTTGATCACTGATTGATTTTCCTAGTAAATCAGCAAATTTCAGTAAATCGTTCTTTTGCTTACTAGTGAGTTTACATGTACCACTAAATATCCCAAGAGCATATTGCAAGGATAAATCATCCATTAGCTTGATTAGATACTCATTATTTGCTAAATGCTCATATAAGTATTCACCTAACTTTTTACCGTTCTTCTCCATCTTTCTACCCTCCTATCAAGTCATTCATAATTTTGTGACTATCTTCTTCTGCACTTGTAAAAGGTAGCAAATATACATAGAACGATGATTTTTGCCAATGGTGTTGTTGGATAGCACGACCCAATTGACTAATGGCTTGTTGTAAATCGTTATTAACGGTTTGCCGGCATATTTTCTTAGCCTCATCTCGAGTACAGTTATCTAAATCCTGTTCAGTTTTAAATTGGTAACCTATGAAAAGGCCATACGATGCCACTTCTTCAAGACCTGATTCATTTGGAATTATTGTTTGAATAATAGCTTGGCTTTCTGCTTCTCCAAGCTGTGCGTTAAGAATGGTCATATCAACTATGTCCGTTGCTAGCATCATTTCGTCAGATTGGTTATTTCTAAATTTCGATAATTTTTCTACTATATTATTAACCGCTTCTTGAAGGTCATTATTTAGCTGCGATGCCCCCAGAATTAATTGAACTCTTTCCCTATCGCTCTTTAAATACATCCCTTCACTATCAATTGTTCTATCAATGGCAGAAATTTCAGCTCGTGTATACAATTTCAGAGCATTCTCCTCATGCTCCAGAAAAATATACGTCAGCAGCTCTCCCAGCAAATTACTTGGAATACCACTTTTAGCATAACGCCGAAGTAACTGTCCTGCTTTTAGCCCTGTGATATCAGTCTTTTCAACTCCGCGTGCAATTGCGTAGTTAGTAATGTTGGACATTGCTAATTCTCTTAGGTTCTTGTAGCTAAACGGAAGTAATTCAGGTTTTAAAACAAATGCATGCATTGAATTCCTATTTTTCACTACATTCATCTCGCCAACATTTACCTGATGAAAAACACTAGTGAACATTTTGTCTGAGACAGTCTTTACAAAAGCAATTTTATCCTCACTTTTTTGAGTGGGGATTTTTTGTTTCTTATTCCCCTCTCTAGCTTCCTCGACTAATTCAGACATTAAATTAACGCAGAAATAAGCTAGCCCATCTAGTGGAATTTCCTCACGCAGTTTTAGCTTTTTAAACAGATAACCCGCTATCGATTCTTTTTGTTTATCCGTTGCGTGGTTCACAAATTGCTTAAATTTGTCTTCATCTATTATGTCGTCTAGCTCTTGAGCAACCGAAGGATTTAAACCTTTATAGTATAGCTTTTTATAGTTTGATTCCCCATAAGTATCCTCATCCCAATTTTTGGTGTAATTCTTAAAAATAGCTAATACCGCTGTTGGAATGGGTACTTTTCCTTCAGTTACACTAAGCGGCTTTAACGCCTGCACTAACACTTTAAATCTATTAATCTCCAATTACCCCACTCCCTAAAAATAACTTTCAGTAACTTTGAGTAACTAAAGTGACTGAGACAGATTAAATATCTTGTTATTATCAAACCATCAGCTAGAGATTAGTGCTTAACAACAATAATTATACCAGAATATGATTGCCTTTCGGATGATTATTTTTGCATTCGCATAACTTTTTAGCTGTTCGGCATGAGATATTCGGCCAATATCTGCTACTAGCATGCCACCTAAATTAAATACCATCCTGTAACAAAGCCACTAGTACGGCGCTGTTGCAGTACCCAAGCGATTCAATCGTTTAGGTCTGTTTAACGCGCTCTTCTAGTGGCTTTTTACGTACCTTCAATTCCTTCGCTTGGGCGATCCAAGTTAGGAGGAATTTTTATGTTGTTTTTCAAGAAAACGGATTATGAAGTAGTTGCTGAACAAGATGGCGAATTTACTGTTCGTATTAAAGGAAAGGCTGGTCAAACTATTACTGTTGATAAAGCAGTTGGTGAAGTCATTCTTGACCTCGATAATGACCAATATAACTCCGACCACAGATTTTATCGTCATCAAGACGTGTTCTTTCAAGAAAAATCGGATGATGTTGAAATCGACTCGTTCGACAGTATAGCTGACCGTTCATCAATTGAAGCTACTTCTACTTACGGCCAAGAACCACTTCTTGATCAGTTAATTGAACAAGAAGATGCTGCAGAACATGCGCGATTAGTCGCCTTGCTGCCAGAAGCATTGGCTACCTTAACAGATAAGCAGCACTATGTCATCGAGCACTTTTTCCTTATGGGCGAAAAGCAAAACGTCATCGCTAAACAAATGCAAGTTTCACCGATGATGGTTCATAAGCATTTAGAAGCCGCCAAAAAGAAGCTGCGGACATTCTACGAAACCGAAGCAGAAAAATAATTGAAACTTTTCGCTCCAAGGAGGTTTATTTTCCTCCTTATTCTGGCAAATGAATGTGAGGTTATTAAACCCACCAAATTAAACAGAAAGGAAAGGTGACCATTATGGTAGAGCACCAACTTACGATTTCAGTTGCAGGTAATCCTCGCTCCAAGGGTGTGGTTAGTTTTAAGCAATTGACGATCCGGGAACGCATTCTTCGCTACCTATTAGGAAGCAAAAGCCAAATCATGGTGATTGCTCCAGGGCAAAGTGTAAAACAAATTCGCATTAAGGAGGCGAATACTCATGAGCAAGACTAAAAATTTCGTTGAAACACTTCGTGAACTTCGCGAAGCGTGCAGTCAATTAAATGAAGCAATTGCCGATTTGAATGTCACACTGGAAAAAATCAATGCTGAAGAAAATGGACCAGAAGTTGAAATGCCAAAGCGTGACGTCCAAGCCGATAAAGAATTGATTCGCCAAAAACTCGCCGAAAAAGCTGCTGCTGGTAAAACTAAGGAAGTGCGGGAACTTCTTCATCAATTCAAGGCTGAAAAGCTATCGGATGTTGATCCAAAAGACTATGAAGAACTTTATTACAGCATCGAGGCGCTAGATTATGACGAGTCCAACTAAACATGCCCTTTTATCAGCTTCAAGTGCCCACCGCTGGCTCAGTGCACCGCCCCTGCCACGGCTTGAACAATACTTCCCGCAATCTACTTCAACTGCTGCTGAAGAAGGAACAGCTGCCCACGCTTTAGCCGAATACAAAGTTCACCGGGCTTTAGGAGATCTGAAGTCTCCACGGCCTTCTTCTGACTATCAGTGCGACGAAATGGAGCTGCTAACCAACGATTATTCTTCCTATATTATGGAACAATATGTCAAAGCGAAGAAGTTTGCTAAGGATCCTTTGATCAAAGTCGAATTGAAACTGGACTTTTCACAGTATGTCCCAGAAGGATTTGGGACGGGTGACTGCGTCATTGTCAGCGATCACTTACTGCACATTATTGATTTCAAGTATGGCAAGGGCGTAAAGGTAGTTGCTCGTAATAATCCGCAAATGAAGCTCTATGCGCTTGGGGCCTTAGCGATGTTTGGCAATCTCTACAACATTGACGAAGTAGAAAACACCATCTTCCAGCCCCGCATGAGCAACATTAGTACCTGGACTATTCCGGTCAAAGAGCTGATGCACTGGGCTAATACTGAACTAAAGAAAAAAGCCGAGCTTGCTTTCATGGGCAAAGGCAGTGTCAGGTATGGGCCTTGGTGTCAGTTTTCAACTTGCAATGCCGTTTTACGAGCCCGCTACGATTATCATCACAAGCTCGAACGCTTTCAGCTAGCTTCGCCTCACCTTTTAACCGATGCGGAAGTCGCTGAAGTGCTTGAACACATTGATGATCTCAACCGCTGGGCTCATGAAGTCAAGGCTTATGCGGCTGACTTAGCTATCAACCACGGCAAAACTTGGCCAGGCTTTAAGCTAGTCGAAGGACGCTCCATCCGCCATTACCGAGATGAAGACCTGATTGCAGAAAAATTGCAGGCAGCCGGCTATACCGACATCTACCAAAAGAAATTACTACCCATTACTAAATTAGAAAAACAGCTGGGCAAGCAAAAGTTTGATGAACTTGTGGGTGATCAAGTCTACAAGCCATCCGGAAAGCCAACCCTGGTGGCTGATGACGACCCACGACCAAACATTGCTAAGTCAAACCCAGCTGATGAATTTAAGGAGGAACAATAATATGTCTCAAAATACTAAAGTCGTTACCGGAATCAACACCCGTCTTTCTTACGCTAACATCTGGGAACCAAAATCCATCAATGGTGGCAAGGAGAAGTATTCAGTTAGCCTAATTATTCCTAAGTCTGACACTAAGACTGTAACTGCTATTGAAAAGGCCATTGATGCCGCCATTGAAGAAGGCATCGGTAAATTTGGTGGCAAGAAGCCTAATAAGGCGGCCTTGAAGTTGCCACTTCGTGATGGGGACCTTGAAAAAGATGATGTCAACTACAAGGATACTTATTTCATCAATGCAAACTCCATCACCGCTCCACAAATTGTCGACAAGCAAGTTCAACCAATTCTTGACCAAACTGAAGTCTATAGTGGCTGCTACGCACGGGTCTCAATCAGCTTTTACGCTTTCAACACGAATGGTAATCGCGGGGTAGCTTGTGGTCTGGGCAATATTCAAAAGATCCGTGATGGTGAACCTTTAGGCGGCCATAGCAGTGCTAGTGATGACTTCACTGCGATTGGCGAGCAAAGTGAACCCGACTTTTTAGCCTAACAATTTTAAAGAGCAGCCTCTGTGCTGCTCTTTTTTGAAAGGATGATTTTATGCATCAAATCTCGATTGATATTGAAACCTACTCTAGTGTCAACTTAGCCAAAAGTGGCGCATATCCTTACGCCGCCAGCAGTGATTTTGAACTTTTGCTGTTTGGCTACGCGGTTGATTTTGGCCCAGTAAAAGTGATTGATCTAACCCAAGGTGAACAAATTCCAATCGAAATCTACCAAGCCCTCGATGATCCTAAGATTATCAAATCCGCCTTCAATGCTCAGTTTGAACGCGTCTGTCTCTCCCGCTTTGTTGGTCATCAATTGAGCCCGCAAGGCTGGCACTGCTCCAGGGTCTGGGCTGCGACTTTAGGTTTGCCCCTTTCGCTTAAAGATGTCGGCACAGTCTTGGGCCTAGACAAACAGAAAATCACGGCCGGCAAGGAATTAGTGAAATACTTCTGCACGCCTTGCATGCCAACTAAAACTAACCAAGGTCGCACCCGGAATTTTCCCTACCATGCTCCAGATAAGTGGCAACTATTCAAGGAATATAACCAGCGTGACGTGGAAGTTGAAATGGCCATCTCACAAAAACTCAGTTCTTATCCAGTCCCCCAATCAGAATGGGAGCTCTACTGGATGGACCAACGAATCAACGACCGCGGGATTTTAATTGATCAAGAGCTAGTCGATAATGCCATCAAGTGTGACCAAACTTTCCGCCAGCAATACTTTGCTAAATCACAAAAGATCACCGGCCTTGATAATCCTAACTCGCCCCTCCAGCTAAAAACTTGGCTAAATGAGCAAGGCGTTCAAGTCGACTCACTTGCCAAAGCTGCTGTTGCCGACTTAGTTAAGACTAGCAGCGGCCAAATTAAAAAGGTGCTTACTCTGCGCCAGCTTCTGGCTAAATCCAGCGTCAAGAAATACCAGGCCATGCAAAATGCCATGAGCAACGACCACCGCGTCCATGGCTTACTGCAATTTTATGGAGCTACCCGCACTGGTCGTTGGGCTGGACGGTTGGTTCAAGTGCAAAACTTGCCCCGCAACTCCCTACCAGAATTGCAAGCTGTTCGTGATTTAGTTAAGCAAGGCAATTTTGAAACACTCGGACTACTTTATGAGTCTGTTCCCGATGTGCTGTCCCAACTCATCCGGACGGCTTTTATCCCTAAGGCTGGCTATTCATTTTACGTAGCTGACTTCTCAGCCGTCGAAGCGCGTGTGATTGCCTGGCTGTCTGGCGAAACATGGCGCCAAGAGGCCTTTGCCCAAAATAAAGACATCTACTGCGAATCTGCCAGTCAGATGTTTGGCGTGCCAGTTGTCAAACACGGCATCAATGGTGAACTGCGCCAAAAAGGCAAGATTGCGGAGCTCGCTCTTGGTTATGGTGGATCAGTTGGCGCTCTAAAGGCCATGGGAGCACCCAAGATGGGATTAACCGAAGACGAACTACCACCCTTAGTTACCATGTGGCGAGAGGCTAGTCCCAACATTGTGCAATTTTGGTGGGATGTCGATCAAGCGGCTAAAAACTGCATCCGTACTCACCTTCATACAAATACGCACGGAATGAACTTCAGCTACCAGGGCAACTGCCTTTTTATTCAGCTGCGCTCTGGTCGCAGGCTCTGTTATCCCCAGCCTAAGATTGGCCTTAACCGTTTTGGCAGTGAATCAATTACCTTCATGGGAATTAACACGGTCAAGAAGTGGGGCCGAATTGAAACTTACGGTGCTAAGCTGGTCGAAAATATCGTTCAAGCAACTAGTCGCGATTTACTAGCTTGGGCTATGTTTCGTTTGGAAAAAGCCGGCTACCCATCTGTCATGCATATCCACGATGAAACGGTAATTGAAGCCCCAAAAGGAAAGTCTCTCGATGAAATTATTGCCATCATGACTGAAACGCCAAGCTGGGCTAAAGGCTTAATTTTAAATGCGGCTGGCTTTGTTGGTGATTTTTATCAAAAAGATTAACTCAAATAGGTTTATTTTTCGCTCTCTTCTGGCTATTAGATGAGGGCGTTTTTTCTTGCCCCCAAATAGTAATTTTAGAAAGGATCTGAAACAAATGTCAGAAGAAATTCTTCAAGCTCCAGAAGCTATCAAAAAGCTGCGCATAGGGCGACCTAACCCAAATTACCGCCCATTAGTTTTTGTGGCTGCACCTTTTAGCGAAGTAGTCAAAGGTGATAGAGAGGTTCTAACTCAAGTACGGGATTATTGCCGTTATATCCACGAAGTTGGCGGGATTCCAATTTGCCCTCAGCTCTACTTCCCCCAGTTTGTTAACCTCCATCACTACCATGATTTTCAAGTGATGAACTTTCTTTGCTTAGTGCTATTAGCTAAGTGCGAAGAAGTCTGGTCTTTTGGCGTGCCGACTCGTGACATGAAGTTCTTCATCAAGAAGGCTTTTGCTAAAGATATCCCCGTTCGCTATTTCAATGAAGATATGGAGGCTTGGTAAAAATGAAGTTCACTCTTTCAGTTGCAACAGTTAGCGGCATTGCCAGCAACACTCACTACCAAAATGTCCAAGAGATCAGTTCGGCTTCAGACTTACAAATTGCAGTTAATTATGACCATGTTTGCGGGAATTTTAAAAATGGACAACGCTCACTAGCTAATTTCATTCAAGCTGACTGCTTGGTAATGGATTGCGACAATGACCACACCGAAGACCCAGGTGGCTGGATTAAACCCAGCGATCTATCAAATTACTTTGAAGACGTGGCTTACGCGATTACTTTTTCCCGTAACCACATGAAAGAAAAACATGGCAAAGCGGCTCGGCCAAAGTTTCACGTGTATTTCCCAATCCAACCCATCAAAGATGCCAAAACTTATGCCGAGCTCAAGCATGAGATCCAGCGCTATTTTCCTTATTTTGACGCTAATGCTTTAGATGCGGCTAGGTTTGTTTTTGGCACACCTGCTACTAAAGTTGACTGGCATGAAGGCAGCTTAACGGTAGATCAGTTCATGATGAGCAAACGCTTCTTTGACAAAGCAGCTAACAGGCAAATCCCAGAGGGCAAGCGCAACGCCACCCTTTCTCATTTTGCTGGCCGAGTCATTATGCGGCTAGGTGCAACTAATGAAGCTTATCAAGCCTTTCTTGATGAAGCCGATAAGTGTGACCCACCATTACCTGATCAAGAACTCAACGCAATCTGGCACAGCGCTTTGAAGTTTGGCAAGAAGATGGTCGCCCAGCCTGGCTATGTGCCACCAGCTGAGTACAATCAGCCCGATGATACTCTACAACCCAGTGACTATTCTGATACCGGTGAAACTTACGTCTTTGTTGATAACTGTAAGCAGCGAGTTTGTTACACCAGTCAATCGGGCTTCATGTGGTTTGATGGCAAGATTTGGCAGGAGTCAGAACCCTTAGCGTTAGGTGAAGTTCAACGCTTCACTGACAGGCAATTAAATGATGCTCAAATCCGCATTGAGCAAGCAAAGAAAGTCATCAATCAAAATGGGGTCGGTTTGCTGGTTAAAAACCTCGGGCGAGCTAAAGCCATTAAAGAATTAAATGATACCCAACTTCAAACCTTAAATGACTATGAACAAGCTATCCAATACCAAAAGTTCATCTTAAAAGAACGAAGTGTGCGCGGAATTAGTGGTGTATTAATTAACTCCCGGCCACTACTTAATAAAGAATTGAACGAGTTTGACGCGGATCCATTCTTGTTGAATACACCTGTTGGTCCATTCAATCTCAAAAAAGGAATGCGGGGCAAGCAAGATATTATGGCCAGTGAGTTGATTACTAAATCTACAAGTTGCGCTCCTAGTCCTCAAGGAATGGATATCTGGCAAGAAGCCCTGAATACTTTCTTTTGTAATGACCAGGACTTAATTAATTATGTTCAAGAAATTGTCGGTTTAGTTGCCATTGGTCAAGTTTACCTTGAGGCCCTAATTATTGCTTATGGCGATGGTCGCAATGGTAAATCAACCTTTTGGAACACTATCGCTAGCGTTCTTGGCAGCTATACCGGCCATTTATCATCAGATGCTTTGACTGTTGGTGTCCGACGCAATGTTAAGCCTGAAATGGCAGAAGTAAAGGGCAAGCGACTCATTATCTCGGCTGAACTTGAAGAAGGTAAGCGGCTCAACACTTCCACCATCAAACAGCTCTGTTCAACGGATGAAATCTATGCCGAAAAGAAATATATGAAACCCTTCTCCTTTACACCTAGCCACACGATTGTCCTCTATACCAACTACCTACCCCATGTTGGCGGTAATGATGACGGTATTTGGCGACGTTTAATCGTGATCCCCTTCAAGGCAAAAATCACTGGTCGCTCAGATATTAAAAACTACACAGCCTACTTAACCGAGAAAGCGGAGCCAGCAGTTTTGCAATGGATTATTGAGGGTGCACAGCGCATCATCCAGCAAAATTACCAGTTAAGCACCCCCAAAGTTGTAAAGCAGGCCATTCAAGATTATCACGCTAATAACGACTGGCTCGGACACTTCATTTCTGAAAAGTGTGTGGTTGGTCATGACTATATGCAAAAGTCAGGAGAACTCTATCAAAAATACCGTGAATACTGTCAGGGCATTGGAGAATACACCAGAAGCACATCTGACTTTTACACGGCTCTAGAAAATGCTGGCTTTAAACGTCATCGCAAAAATAGCGGAGTTCTGGTTTATGGCTTATGTCTGAAAGCAGAAGACTTCCTTGACTAACACCGACCTGCACTTGATCATCATCAAGAATGCCCTTATATCAGCACTTTAACCTTACTGTGTATGTCGTGTTGCTCTCTTCTATAACTTTATATAGAAGATAAAAAGAGTAAATAAAACATATAGAAAGATAGGAAGATGACCATCACGACCAACACAGCTGGATGAAATTTAATTGAAAGGATTGAAGCAACATGCGAGAAAAACAAATTGAAGCAGCCTTTGTTAAAGCCACTAATCAGCGCGGTGGCCTGTGCCTGAAGTTTACTTCGCCATCGATGGCTGGAGTGCCAGACCGGATTGTGCTCCTGCCACATGGTCAGATGGGTTTTGTCGAAATGAAAGCTCCAGGTAAACGCCCTCGCCCTCTGCAAGTTAACTGCATTAAGCAACTACAAGACTTAGGCTTTAAGGTCTTTGTCTGTGACAACTTAAATCAGATTGGAGGAATTCTAAATGAAATACAAACCTCACCCTTACCAAGCCTACGCGACTAACTTTATCTTAAAGCACCCCGTTGCTGCGATTTTACTTGACATGGGCTTAGGTAAAAGTGTCATCACTTTAACTGCTATCAATAAACTCATCCAACAAAATAAGGTCCATAAGGTTTTAGTCATCGCTCCTTTGCGAGTAGCTAAAAGTACTTGGCCTGATGAAATCCAAAAATGGGACCACTTAAAAAGCCTCAGCTACTCAGTCGTGATTGGCTCCCCTTCCCAGCGCAAAGCTGCCCTGCTAAAAGACGCTGATTTGTACATTATCAACCGTGAAAACGTGAAATGGTTGGTAGAAGATTCTGGTGTTGCCTTTGTCTTTGACATGTTAGTCATTGATGAATTATCAAGCTTCAAGTCTTACCAAGCCAAACGCTTTAGGAGTTTGATGAAGGTTCGCCCTCTTGTTAAACGCGTTGTCGGCTTGACCGGCACACCTTCTAGTAACGGCTTGATGGATTTGTGGGCAGAATTTAAGGTGCTAGACATGGGGAAAAGATTGGGACGATACATCACGTATTATCGCGAGCGCTACTTTTTACCAGACAAGCGCAACCAATATGTAGTTTGGACTTATAAACCTAAGCTCCACGCTGAAGAGGCTATCTACGATCAAATTAATGACATCACTATCTCCATGCGCAGTAAAGACTACTTGCAGATGCCACCCTTAACCATGAACCAAGTCAAAGTTAATTTAAGTTCCAGTGAACAAGAAGTCTACGATACTTTGAAAAATCAACTAATCGTAGAGGTCAAGCACCAACAAATCAATGCTTTAAACGCGGCATCACTAGCCAATAAGCTTTGCCAGATGGCTAACGGCTGCGTCTACGATGAAGATAAACATCAAATTCTTATCCACAAGAGAAAGCTTGACGCCCTGGAAGATTTAATTGAAGGCGCTACTGGCAAGCCAGTCCTAATTGCTTACTGGTTCAAGCATGATTTAGCGCAGATCAAAAGTCGCTTCAAGGTTCGTGAAATTAAAACAGCCACTGACATTAAAGCCTGGAATGAGGGTCAGATACCGATCGGCATCATTCATCCAGCTTCCGCAGGCCATGGCTTGAATTTACAAGCTGGTGGTTCCACTCTTATCTGGTTTGGCCTGACCTGGAGTCTAGAATTGTACCAACAAACCAACGCCCGGCTTTGGCGCCAAGGACAAAAAGATCCAGTTGTCATCCACCACTTAATTACTAGTGGCACGATCGATGAACAAATCATGCGGGCCTTAGCTAGAAAAGATAAGAGTCAGCTAGCCTTGATTGAAGCCGTCAAAGCAGAACTTAACGGAGGTAAGGAGTATGAACAACATTATGTGGAATTACTTGGATAAACGCAGCGCGACCATTGCAGCTTTAAAAGACTACAACGATATGCGCTTCATCATCGATGATTACCAAAATAAGCGCAATCAACTTCAAGATAAGATGCTAGGCATTACTAGTCCACAACCTAAATTAACAACTGGCAGAGCAAGCTTTGGCAATCACCAAGAAGATCATTTGATTAATAGTATCAGTAAGTTAGAACAAGTGAATGAACGCTACCAAGCAGCCCTAGCTTACTTAAAGTGGTTCGAGCCGGCCTGGCAAGAACTGACTGAAGATGAGCAATGGCTACTCGATGTCTGTTACCGAACACCCAATCAATCAGTAAGCAAGGGACTCCTACTTGTCAGCGATCACTTCTTCATTGCTAAGTCGACTGCTTACAACAAGAAGAACCAAGCACTGGATCACCTAACTCTTTTGCTTTATGGCAGCCACCACTAAGTCGGTAAAAATCCGAACACTTTTCTTAGCTAGCGGTGATATACTGATAGTGTAAAGTAATAACTAATCATCAAGCCTAGTGGTTCAAATTGACCGCTGGGCTTTTATTATGCCCGCAGAAAGGAAGCTTACTCATGCCTTACGCCCCAAAGAAGCCGTGTCGCTACCCTGGCTGTCCGCAGCTTACCCATCAGACTTACTGCAAAAAGCACACCCAAGTCATAAATCATAATTACAATCACTACCAACGACCCAAAGTTCATCACCAACGCTATCATCGTGATTGGCCTAAGATTCGTCAACGCTATCTGCGCCTCCACCCCTTCTGTGAGATGTGCCGCTCGCAAGGTCGCTTCACTAAAGCGACAGAGGTCCACCATGTCTTACCACTTGAACACGGTGGAACTAATGATTTCAAAAACTTAATGGCTCTTTGTAAAGCCTGCCACTCACGCATCACCGCTCAAATGGATGATCGCTGGCATCAAAAGAGGCACGCTTATCACTATTAACCTAGGGAGGGGCCATCTAAATCCTTGAACAAAGGCGCCGTGGGAACGGGCGTGGGCCTTCGCGTACAAAAATTTGATTTCAAACGGGGTATTAACCACCAGGAAGGAGGGATCACTTGGCTAAAGATGGTACTAATCGGGGCGGAGCACGAGTCGGAGCTGGTCGTAAACCTAAGTCACTGCATGATAAGCTCTCTGATGGACAAGAAGCAAAGGTAATCGATCTGCCAGAACCAGCTAATCTTGAAGGCCATGTAATGCCTCCCGTTAAAAAGTACCTGAAGGCTGAACAAAAAAGCGGGCTTGAATTTGATGCCGCAGACATCTTCAAAGAAACCTGGCAGTGGCTGGTTGATCGTGGCTGTGAACGACTAGTCAACACCCAACTAATTGAACAATACGCAGTCAGCGTCAGCCGCTGGATTCAATGTGAGGAATGTATCTCAAAGTTTGGCTTTCTTGCTCGCCACCCCACAACTGGCAATGCCATCGCTTCACCTTATGTGGGAATGAGCCGAGATTACATGAAGCAATCTAGTCAGCTTTGGTTTCAGATTTTTCAAGTGGTCAAAGAAAATAACGCAGCTGCTTATCAAGGTACTACCCCTCAAGATGATGTAATGGAGCGATTATTAAGAACCCGGAAAGGAAAATACTAATGCAAATTATCAAACAAAAAATCAATAAGCTTGTCCCTGCGGACTACAATCCTCGTAAGAATTTAAAACCTGGGGATTTCGAATACGAAAAACTCAAACGCTCAATTCACGAGTTTGGCTATGTTGACCCAATCATTTGGAATAAGCAAACTGGTCACGTCATTGGTGGCCATCAACGCTTAAAAATCCTTCAAGACGAAGGTCTTAATGAAGTCGACTGCGTAGTCGTTGATTTTGATGAAGCCAAAGAAAAGGCCCTCAACATTGCCTTAAACAAAATCAGTGGTGACTGGGATCAAGCTAAACTTGGATTGTTAATCTCTGATTTAGAAGCATCAGCCTTTGATGTCTCCCTAACTGGTTTTGATGAAAGCGAAATTGCAGACCTGCTAGAAACTGATAGTGATACTAAGGACGATGATTTCGATGTTGATGGCGAATTAAAGCAACCTACCTTTTCTCGAGCTGGGGACATTTGGCACCTTGGTCGTCACACTCTGCTTTGCGGTGATGCGACTAAAGCAGAATCCTACCAAAAGTTGCTCGGCAAAACGCAAGTCAACTTGGTCCTCACTGATCCACCTTACAACGTTGACTACCAAAGCAAAGCGGGCAAAATCAAAAACGATCATCAAGCCAGTGACAAATTTTATCAATTTCTCCTAGCTGCCTTTCAAAATATAAATCAATCTATGGCTGATGATGCCAGCATCTATGTTTTCCATGCCGATACGGAAGGATTAAACTTCCGTCGGGCATTCCAAGATGCTGGCTTTTATTTATCGGGTTGTTGCATCTGGAAAAAGCAATCTTTGGTTTTAGGCCGTTCTCCTTACCAGTGGCAACATGAACCTGTTCTTTACGGCTGGAAGAAAACCGGTAAACACGAATGGTACACTGGCCGCAAAGAATCAACCATCTGGGAGTTCGATAAGCCTAAGCAAAGTAAGGAACATCCAACCATGAAGCCTATTCCACTCCTGGCCTACCCAATCATGAACTCAACCATGACCAACTGCACGGTACTCGATCCTTTTGGTGGCTCTGGTTCAACCTTAATCGCTTGTGAACAAACCAAGCGGACCTGCTTCATGATGGAACTGGATGAAAAATACTGCGATGTCATTGTTAAACGTTACATCGAGCAAGTTGGCTCTGAACAAGATGTAACTCTGGAACGAGATGGAAAAACAATCCCCTACTCTGAATTGATAAAGAGTGATCAATAACCCGAAATCCTTGCTATCTGTGCCTTTTAGAGTGATATATACAGTACCAAAACGAAAGAGAGGTACAGAAAATGATCATTAACTTTGATGTGACAGGTCCTCGGCGTAAGCAGTTAGTCACAGCGATTGCTGGCTTCACAAATCGCAAGGCTGAATACCAATACACACCAACCTATGCTTATAAAATTGGCCCATACATTGTCACTAAAGATGGTGAGTTGGTATATCAAGATGAAGATGTTCAACCTTTATTAGCAACTTTGGCAAAACAAGGATTTAATCCTAAAGATGACAAAGTCAGCCTAAAACTCAGCTATAACCGCGAGAGTTTTGATGAATCAGATCTAAATCACTTAAAGCAACTCATCTGGGCCAAGGGTAACTTAATCAAAGGAGCCCTTGCCATTGATAGCTTACCGCTAGAGGTAACGGATGAAAAAGTGAGCCTAGACTGGTTTAAAGATATCAAGCCAGAAGAAGCTCAAGCTTATCAGCTCTTCGCGAATCACCTGGTTGATTATGCCAAAAAGCGGACTCGTGTGATCACACAACCACGCGAATACAAAAATCCCCGCTATGCTTTTCGCTGTTTTCTCCTTCAGCTTGGCTTCATTGGGCCTGAGTATAAGGAAGCAAGAAAGATACTACTGAGTAAACTCCATGGATCATGTTCATTTAGGAAGGAGGCCACTAACCATGCGTAGAATTGAAGATGAATTAGCCAGACGCGACCAGATACGCAAGCAAGTGTTAACCATCAGAAACACTGGTGAAGTGAACATGTTTGATGTACCAAATGTCGAGCGCTTAGCCTATTACTATAACTGCCACGACCTAATCGAATACATTCATGAAGACCGAGCAGGCTATTTAAACCTAATCATGACAGGAAAATTCAATTAAGTAGCTGAGGCATTGACCACTCTGGTCAGTGTCTTTTTTGCTTGAAAGGATGTGATCCCTCTTTGAACAAACTCAAGAATTATCAACCCAGCCGCTTTATGGCTAAAGATTCTACCTACAACAAGGAGGCCGCTGATTTTGCGGTTTCCTTTATCGAGTGTCTTTGTCACACTAAGGGCACCTGGGCCGGGAAGCCCTTCGAATTAATCGACTGGCAAGAACAAATTATTCGTGACATCTTCGGTATTCTAAAGCCCAATGGGTACCGGCAATTTAACACCGCCTATGTTGAAATCCCTAAAAAACAGGGTAAGTCGGAACTAGCTGCTGCTGTTGCTTTGCTGCTTTGTTGCGCTGATGGAGAAGAACGTGCTGAAGTTTATGGCTGTGCCGCTGATCGCCAACAAGCGGCGATTGTCTTTGACGTTGCGGCAGATATGGTGCGCATGAATCCAGCCTTAAAGAAGCGCTGTAAGATCCTCGCTTCGCAAAAACGGCTGATCTATGAACCCACTAACAGCTTCTACCAAGTCCTCTCGGCTGATGCCTATTCCAAGCACGGTTTCAATGTTTCAGGAGTGATTTTTGATGAACTGCATACTCAGCCAAATCGTAAGTTATACGATGTTATGACCAAAGGCTCCGGTGATGCCCGAACTCAACCGCTCTATTTTTTAATCACTACCGCTGGAACCGATGAACATTCCATCTGTTATCAAGTCCATCAAAAGGCGCTCGATATCATGGAAGGTCGCAAACATGACCCACGATTTTATCCCGTTATCTATGGGGCTGATCGCGAAGAGGACTGGTCGGATCCGGAAGTGTGGAAAAAGGCGAATCCTTCTTTAGGTGTTACCGTAGCCATGGAAAAAGTCAAAGATGCCTATAATTCGGCTAAAGAAAACCCAGCAGAAGAAAATACTTTCAGACAACTTCGCTTAAACCAATGGGTAAAACAAGATGTTCGCTGGATGCCAATGGATAAATGGGACGCTTGTGCTTTTCCAGTTGATCCTAATCAATTACGGGGGCGGCCTTGTTATGGCGGACTCGACTTATCATCGACAACCGACATCACAGCTTTTGTTTTAGTCTTTCCACCGCTTGATGATAGTGAAGGTTTTACCCTTTTGCCTTACTTCTGGATTCCTGAAGACAACGTTGATTTAAGGGTCCGGCGTGACCACGTCCCTTATGATATTTGGAAACAACAAGGCTTCTTGCAAACAACAGAAGGCAATGTTGTTCACTATGGCTTCATTGAACATTTTATTGAAGAACTGGGAAAGAAGTACAACATCCAAGAAATTGCCTTTGACCGCTGGGGCGCTGTAGAAATGGTTCAGAACCTGGAAGGTATGGGTTTTACCGTGGTTCCTTTTGGTCAAGGGTTCAAGGATATGACCCCGCCAACCAAAGAACTAATGCGCTTAACCCTAGAGAAGAAAATCGCTCACGGTGGCCAGCCGGTCCTACGCTGGATGATGGATAACATCTACATTCGCACTGATCCAGCCGGTAATATTAAGCCCGACAAAGCAAAATCCACTGAAAAGATTGATGGTGTTGTCGCTACCATCATGGGGCTTGATCGGGCTATCCGTAATGGAGGTGGCGATGGCGATTCTGTTTATGACAATCGGGGATTATTGCTGATATAAAAATCCAAGAAAGTGAGGAAGATTTTTATGGACTATGAGCAAGGTAAAGCACCAATTGATATCTCGTTACTTACCAAAAAACAATTTGATAGTGAGATTCAAAAAGGCTTCTCTGATTTTGAAAACGGAAGCACCTTCACTGCTGAGCAAGTACAAGCACAGCTACTTAAACATAGAAACGATAACTAACAAACAATAAGGCATCGGCTTTTAGAAGGTCGGTGCTTTTATTATTCTCCAATTCAAAAAGGCCATACTACATGTAGTAGTACAGCCTTGATCCTTATCAAGATTTTGCGCAGCCTCTTTAATCTCAGCGGGATTATTAACAACTATCTACTTAACCATCCAGTCGTGAAACTCAGGATGTTTTTTAGGATCATAGTGTCCATTCTCATCTATTTCAATAGTTTCAACTGGAATTTTTTTGAGTAATTCCGCCTAATCTTCTGCTGTTGTAATTTTATCCATAGGTATCCCCCTCAAATTATCATTTGACATTTTTATTATCCCATAAGTATTGAAACAAAGCCTCGAAAGGAACTTCACAATGAGTATTTTCAATAAACTATTCCACACCAACAAGGCCTCGCCTAAAAACACCTTGTCCAGCACCATGTCGTTTCTCTTTGGCAGCACTACCACTGGGCAAAATGTTACTGAGCGTACCGCCATGCAAAATACAGCTGTTTATGCCTGTGTCCGTGTTTTAGCTGAAAGTCTAGCCACTCTACCTTTACATCTTTACCAATTAACCAATGATGATGGCAAACAGCGCGTTAATGACCACCCATTATCCTTCTTGCTTCATGATGCACCTAATCCCGAGATGACTAGTTTCATTTTCAGAGAAACTATGATGAATCATCTCTTGCTCTGGGGCAATGCCTATGCACAGATCATCCGCAATGGCCAGGGGCAAATTACTGGACTCTATCCGCTAATGCCTGACCGAATGGATGTCAACCGAGCCCATAACGGTGGGCTCTACTACACCTACACGCGCAACTATGATGACTATCAAGCAAAGGACGAGTCAAAACAAGTCATCCTTCTAAGCGATGAAGTGCTTCATATTGCGGGTCTTGGTTTTGACGGTCTAATTGGCTACAGCCCGATTGCCATGGCTAAAAATGCCATCGGTCTGTCTTTAGCTGCTGAGCAGTATGGTTCCACCTTCTTTAAAAATGATGCGACGCCAGGCGGTATTCTGGAACACCCTAATGTCGTCAAGGATCCAGAGCGCCTTCGGAAAAGTTGGCAATCCCAATTCTCGGGTCCTAGTGGTCATAGTATTGCAGTATTAGAAGAGGGAATGACTTTTCATCAGTTATCTATTCCACCGGACCAAGCACAGTTTTTAGATACCAGAAAGTTCCAACTGGATGAAATCGCCCGCATCTTCCGTATTCCACCGCACATGATTGGCGATTTAGAGCGCTCGACTTTTTCTAATATCGAGCAACAATCCTTAGAATTTGTGAAGTACACCTTGAATCCCTGGTGCGTTCGCTGGGAACAAGCCATGAACCAACAACTTCTTAGTAAAGAAGAGCAAGGCCGCTACTTCGTTAAATTCAATGTTGACGGTCTGATGCGAGGCGACTACCAAAGCCGCATGAATGGCTATGCCATTGGTCGTCAAAACGGCTGGCTCTCAGCCAATGATATCCGCGAATTAGAAGACCTCAACAAAATCCCCGCTGAAGATGGTGGCGATGAATACCTGGTCAACGGCAATATGTTGCCAGTTAAAGAAGCTGGACAATTCTACCAAACTAAATCTACAGGAAGTGATCAAGCATGAAACGATTCTGGAATTGGAGCAGCGAAAATGATACCCCAACCTTAACCATCAATGGGACGATTGCCCCCGATTCATGGATTGATGATGAAGTCAGTCCCAAAATTTTTCAAAATGAATTAAACCAAAACCACGGGCCAATTGATGTCTGGCTCAATTCTCCTGGTGGCGACTGTGTAGCTGCCAGTCAGATCTACACCATGTTAATGTCCTATCCGGATGACGTTAATATCAAAATAGCTGGTATTGCGGCTTCGGCAGCTTCAGTCATTGCCATGGCGGGCACCGAGGTTTCAATGGCTCCAACTGCTTTAATGATGATCCACAATCCATTAACCATTGCAGCTGGCAATCGTTCTGATATGGCTAAGGCCATCCAGCAACTTGACGAAACCAAAGAAAGTATCATTAACGCCTACGAAATTAAGACCGGCCTGCCACGAGGCAAGATTGCTGCTTTGATGGATGAGCAAACCTGGATGAATCCGAATAAGGCGATTGAACTAGGTTTTGCCGATGAAGTACTCAACGCCGAATCAGTCTCTAACAGCTACACTTATTCCGAGCGCCAAGTTAACCTGCAAATTCTCAACAAGTTACAATCAAATAATCACTATCCAATTGAGTCGCTTAAAAGGCGGCTCTTTTTACTACCCCACTAACTTCAAGGAGGAATTTTTCAATGAGTAAATTAACTGAACTACAAACCAAGCGTGCCAAGATTTGGCAACAAGCTAAGGACTTTTTAGATGAAAAGCACCAAAAAAGTGATGTCTTATCAGTTGAAGATAATGCCACTTACGAAAAGATGGAAGCTGATGTGGTAAGCCTTGGCAAAGAAATCGACCGACTCACTAAGCAAATGGAGATCGATAATCAACTAAAAATGCCCACTAGTCAACCTTTAACCACTAATCCGGCCACTGATAAGCGAGGACTTGTCACAAATTACAGCCAAGACTTCTGGAACTTAATGCGTGGTCAAGCACCAGTGACTAATGCCTTAAAAGAAGGCACCGATCCAGATGGTGGTTACCTAGTTCCAGATGAATTTGAAAAACAACTAATTCAAAAGCTCCATGAAGCAAATATTCTTCGCTCAATCAGTAACGTTATTCAAACTAATAGTGGTGAACACAAAATTCCAGTTGTCGCTACAGAAGGAACGGCATCCTGGATGGAAGAAGAAGCTGCCTACACCGAATCTAATACCCAATTCAGTCAAGTATCCCGTGGCGCGCACAAGCTTGGTACTTTGATCAAGATTTCTGAAGAACTCCTCAATGATTCCGCCTTTGATTTAATGGGCTACTTATCTGAGGAGTTTGGTCGTCGCCTGGGTGATGTCGAAGAAAAGGCCTTTTTAACTGGCACTGGAAGTGGACAACCAACTGGAATTCTTAATGACACTACCGGAGCTACCTTAGGCTCAACTGCCAAAAGTGCCGCCGACATTAACTTTGACGATTTGATTGATCTCTTCTATTCCTTGCGAGCACCTTACCGCAAGAATGCCGTCTTCATTATGAACGATGACACTGTCAAAGCTGTCCGCAAACTGAAAGACAAAAACGATCAATACATCTGGCAACCTTCTGTGCAAGCTGGTCAACCCGATCGCATTCTTAATTGCCCGGTTCTTACCAGTCAATACATGCCAACTTTAGCTGCCAGCAACAAGCCGGTTTTATTTGGAGACTTCAACTACTACTGGATTGCCGATCGTCAAGGACGCACTTTTAAACGTCTCAACGAACTCTACGCTGTAACTGGTCAAGTGGGATTTTTAGGTTCACAACGTGTCGATGCTAAGGTAATCTTGCCTGAAGCTATCAAATACCTATCAATGGCCGCTAAGTAAGGGGGGATTTTGTGGAAATTGTTAGTTTGGATGAAGCTAAGACCTACTTAAGGATTGATGGCACTAGCGAAGACCAACTGATTACCCGCTTAATCAATTCTGCTACCACAATCGTCGAAAATATTCTGCGCCAACCACTCAGTTCATTCGATCAGGTGCCAGAAGATATCCACACCGCTGTCCTCTACTGCTTGGCTTATCTTTATGAGTACCGGGAAACAGCAGACTTTGATGCCATGGTCAAGTTTCTGCGGGCTATCTTAACACCTTATCGAAAGGAGGCCTTTTAGATGCAAAAACAAAATAACCGAACCAGCAAGATTGCTGATATTGGCGAATTAAACCAGCGGATTCAATTAATGAAAATCGAAACCTATGGCCGTAATCCTAATACTTATCAGCCATTGGAAAGAAATGTTGTCTTTGCCAATATCTGGGCTAAAGTCTCTGCTCTTCATGGACAAGAATACTATACTGCAGTTTCAGTAAAACTCGAAAAGCAGCTCTCTTTTATCGTGCGCTATCGCCCAGACATCGACGAAAAAACCAATATTTGGTTTGATGGCCGTGGCTACAACATTGGTTTTATTGATAACGTTAAGTATCGGAATGAATACTTAGAAATCAAAGCAAATTATAGTAAAGGAGTGCGACCACCAAATGAAGATTAGTATAAGTGCCTTTCCCATCAATTCATGGTTTGGGATTGTCGGAGCCTTTTTAGGCTGGTTCTTAGGCGGCTTGGATGACCTACTTTATGTCCTGTTGATTTTCATGGCGGTGGACTATCTGACTGGTGTCCTTTGTGCCATCAGTGAACGGAAGCTATCCAGTGAAATTGGCTTTAAGGGCATTATGCGTAAAGTCCTCATCTTAGTTTTGGTAGGAATCGCTCATGCCCTGGATGTCTACCTACTTAAAAATGGCTCCGCAATTCGTACTGCCACGATTTTCTTCTATGTTTCCAATGAAGGAATATCACTATTGGAAAATGCCTCTCGCCTAGGCTTGCCTGTTCCTGAAAAACTCAAGGAAGTGCTCAAACAATTGCACGGTAAAAATGACGATCATAATGATCAATAACCTCCTGTTTGGCCTGTGGATTAGTTTCCGCAGGCTTTTTTCTTTTGCACCGGTTTATTTTTCGATTTTTCCTGGCTATTAAATAGAGGTGATTACAATGGATAAACCAAAAATGGAATTTAAAATTACGACCCAAGAAATCATTGATGACTTGCACTACCATCAAGCCCAAGCTATCGCAGAAGATTTTCTAGCTCGCGGACTAATCAATCAAAGTCAGTTTGAAGAAATTGAAAAATTAAACCGGCAATCATTTCCGCCACTATTAGCTGAGTTAATGGTCTGAATCGTTGCTATATCAGGCCTTTAGAGCTAACATCACACACTGATGAAAGGAGGTACATAAATATGGCAAATGTAACTAAACTTACCAACCCACAGCCAAAAGTTCAGGCAACCTTACAAGTAGCTGCTTATTGCCGGGTTTCAACTAACAGTGATGAACAAGAAGACAGTCTAGCCAATCAACAAGCCCACTTTAAAAGCTATATCCGAAAACAACCTAACTGGCAGCTGCATCAAATCTACTATGACAATGGCGTCTCAGGTACCAAAGCTCAAAATCGGGCTGGTCTACAAACCCTATTAAAAGATTGCCGCAATGGTCAAATTGACCTGGTGCTAACTAAATCGATCAGTCGCTTTTCGCGCAACACCACTGACTGCTTGCGGATCATTCGCCAGCTTAAACAACTGGATATTCCCGTGATCTTTGAGAAAGAAAATATCAACACCGATAGTATGGATAGCGAATTAATCCTCTCGGTATTGGGGAGCTTAGCCCAAGATGAATCGCAGTCAATTGCCTACAATGTCCGCTTAGGTTATCAACAGTGGGCTAGTAATGGGGTATTTCATTATTCACTTCCGCCCTATGGCTACCAAAAAGATGATAAGCGCGATCTAATAATTAACCCAATAGAGCGAAAAGTAGTGCTTCAAATTTTCAATTGGACAATTGAGGGTAAAAGCCCTGGCCAGATTGCCAAATTGCTTAATAGACAGGCTATTCCTACCAAAAGAAATGGCAACTGGCATGACTCGACCATTCGGGGCATCTTACAAAATACCGTCTACTTGGGCACAACTGAGTTTCAAAAGACCTTCACGGATGATGGCTACCGCCGCCACCCTAATCAAGGTGAACAAGGTAAGATCATCATTGAAGAACACCACCCAGCAATTATTGACCAAGCTACTTTTACACAAGTGCAAAAGATCATCAAGCTCAAGCAGAAATTTCATCCACAAGCAAAAAATCCACAACCCCATACTTTTAGCCGGAAAATCTCCTGCGAAAATTGCCAGAAGCTATTCAAAAGACAAAATCGCTCCGACCAAATCTACTGGGGTTGTCAGACTCACATCAAGCATGCTAAAGATTGCCCGGTGAAGTCGATTCGAGAAGATACCCTTCAATTAGCTTTTTGTACTATGATAAACAAGCTAATCTTTAGCCGGAAGTTCCTATTAGAGCCGTTAGTTGAACAACTTCAGGCTGAACAAAACCAGGAACAGACAGCTAAGCTCAGCCAAGTTGAAACTGAGCTCAAGGAAACCAAAGATAAGCAAGCTAATCTCCAGCATCTCTGGAAGCAAGAACTCATTGAAAAGGACTTTTTTACTAAGCAAGATGTTGAACTCGAGCAGAAAATTGCCGACCTGCAAAGTGAAATTAAGCGCATCAAACAATTGCTGGACGGCCAAGATTCCAAATTGCCACTGATTCATGAGCTCTTGAGATTATGCCAAAGAAGCAATTATTTAACAGCGTTTAACATTGATCTCTTTAACCAGCTCATTGAATCAATCACAGTCGATCAAGATCACAATCTTACTTTCCACCTCAAGTGTGGCTTAAATTTAACCGAAGGGAGTAATCACCATGTCAAAACTTAAATACGGCTATCAATGGCAAATCGGATCAATTGTCATTAATCCTGACCAAGCTGATGTAGTCAAGCAAATCTTTACCGGATTTCTAGCTGGTCAAAATCGCAACCAGTTAGCGAGTCAGTTTAATTTAACGCATACTACTGTTTTGCGAATCTTAACTTCAAATAAATACGCTGGGGCAGAAGACTATCCACAAATCATTAGCGTGGCTGACTTCAAACAAGTACAAGAAAAGCTGAAACAGCAGATTGTCAGAAAACCTAAACAGCAACCAACTCCGCCAACTAAGTTCTACCGCGGAATTATCAAGAAGTACTCGGATGATGCTTTTAAGCAAGCTGAACACATCTATCAATTAATTTACAGTGAGGTGGAAGTCTATGGCAAAAGTTAGAATTATCCCAGCTCAAGTCAAACAAGGAAATCGGAACAGACAGATTGAAGAGACAGAAGCTAAACTTAAAGTTGCTGCCTATTGCCGGGTCTCAACCCTTTATGAAGATCAAGCATCAAGTTACGAGACCCAAGTGGCTCACTATAAGGAATACATCACCAAGAATCCCAAGTGGGAACTAGCAGGTATCTATGCAGATGATGGAATTTCTGGGACTGACACTAAGAAGCGAAATCAATTTAACCAGATGATTGATGATGCCAAGCAAGGCAAGATCGACCTCATTGTCACTAAATCCATCAGCCGTTTTGCCAGAAACACCATCGACTGCTTGCAATACATCCGAGAATTAAAAGAACTTCATGTGGCCGTCTTCTTTGAAAAGGAAAATATCAACACTATGGACGCCAAGGGTGAAGTTCTGATTACCATTATGGCTTCCCTTGCCCAACAGGAAAGTGAATCCATTTCGCGTAATATCAAAATTGGCCTTCAGTACCGCTACCAACGGGGGCAAGTAATCGTCAACACCGCTCGCTTCCTTGGCTATGACAAAGATGATGATGGCAATCTAGTCATTAATCCAGAACAAGCCAAAGTAGTTAAGCGCATCTTCTACGAATGTCTGACTGGAAAAAGTGCGATTGAAATTGCCCGCGAATTAACCAAGGAAGGCCTTAAAAATGGAATTGGTCGGACCAAGTGGCATTCGTCTGGGATTATCAAAATTCTCCGCAACGAAAAATACATTGGTGATGCCCTCTTGCAAAAGACTTATACGGTAGATTTCCTAACCAAGAAGCGGGTCAAGAATGATGGCCAAGTGCCCCAGTATTACGTGGAAAATAACCATCCTGCCATTATCTCGCGTGCCCTTTTCTACCAAGTTCAAAAACTCTTGGATATGCGCCGTGAAGGCTTCACAACTGAAGGTGGTCATCACCATGGCTATACTAACGCCTACTGCTTTTCTTCGATTGTCTTTTGCGGACGTTGCAAGGATATTTACACCCGCTGCGTTTGGTATCGGCCGAAGATTGGCGAAGTCGAAAAGGTCAACGTTTGGCGCTGTTACTCCCGCCTTCACTGGAACCATAAAGGAAAACGCTGCATGGGACGGACAATTACTGAAGCAGACCTTGAAGAAGCTAGCTTAAAGGCCATGAACGAATTAATCCAGCAACACCAACTCGCCGATAAGCAAATCGCAGCCAATATTCTTAAAGTCACTAAGGGAACTACTGGCCCCAGTCTTGATGACCTTGACCAACAATTAGAAGACCAGCAGTTACTACTCTTGAGCATGAGTACCCACAATAAGAATGTCGAGCAATTAACCGAGCAAGTCCAAGCCTTACGGAAGCAACGTGAGCAACTCATCCAACAGGAAATCGACCACGATATCAAACGCTCCTATCTCAAAAACATCCAATCCTTCTTCCAGACCTACCAGGGCGGCCTCACCAAATTTGATGAGAAACTAGTTCGCCTCCTGATAGAAAAAATCACCATCTTCAAAAGCAAAATTGAATTTACTTTCAAGGATGGTGAAGTGATTACAATTAAAGCATAG